CGGCGCATCCTCGACCAGCAGGGCCCGCAGCACGAACATCAGGTCGCCCGGCCCCAGCGTCTTCAGCCGCTCGCCCAGTTCGGAAAATCCCGAAACGCCGAAATGCCCCTCCATCGCGGCCAGCGCGCCCAGCGTCACGCACAGCCGCGCCTCGCGCCCGCCCAGGATCGCACCGGCCTCTCCGCGCGCAGGGTTAGCTGGACGCAAAGCCGACCTCCCCGCTGGACGCCAGGGTGATGGCGAACGTCGCCTCGCCGTCGTGCTGTCCGGCATATTCCAGCGCCGCGATCAGGAAGACGCCGGAAAAGACGCCGAAGCCCGGTACGATGATTTGCCAGTCGCGCGCATTTTGCGCAAAAAACGCCTCGCGCATCAGCGTGTCGGACGCCGCGTCGCGGAACACGCCCGAACCGGAAATCGCCAGCGACTTCACGCCGCCGCCCGCCAGCAGTTCGCGCCAGCCGCCGGAATCGGAATCGGTGACGTCGACCGTCTTCGCATTCAGCGACACGGTGCGCGCCCGCAGGCCCGCCACCGTCTGAAACGCGGGCGTCTCCGCCCCGTCGGAAATCTTGAGCAGCATGTCCCTGCCCGACTGCACAGCCATCATAATCTCCTTATTTTAGTTGCGCTAACGCTTCTAGGGCGCAGATGGTGGTGGGGTATCTTACTTTGGCTCCGTCACCGCCCTTAAACGAATGAGCGCGTAGGTCGTGCGCAGGTCCGCCGCACGGAACACATCGACGAACACCACGCGCAGGCTGCACAAAACCTGATCGCTCAGGCTCAGGGCCGCGCCGTCCAGCAGCGCGCGCAGTTCTCCCGCCACCGCCCGCGCCTCCTCAGCTCCGCCGAAGCGCGACACGCACATCAGGTTCAGGCCCTGTTCGTGGACCTCGGCGTCATTGCCGCCGATATCCTGGACCTGCCCGCGTCCAAAGGTGACATAGGGATAGATCACCTCGGCCGGCGGCTGGTCCCACACGCGCGGCGGCGTCCCCAGCCAGGGCATGAGGCTGCCCTGTGCGCGCAGAAAGGCCATGAGCGCGCCTTGAAGGTCGCGCATCGGATCGAGCGTCATGTCATATTCTCTTTTTGCTTAAAACCGTTCCAGCCGCAGCCGCACCTGGCCGTCGGCGATCTCGTCGAGACTGAGGATGCGCCAGTCCTGCCCACGCACACTGAGCCAGCCGCCCACACTCAGCCCCTCCGCGGAGCGGCAGAAAAAATCCGCCGTCTGGGCCACAAAGGGCTGGCCTTCGGACGGCGTTTCCAGCCCCGGCGCGCCAGGCCGGAAATCGCCCCAGACCGTCGCCGTGATCGTCATATCGCGTACACGCCCGCCAAACGCCGTCTCGCTGTCAACCCGCCCATAGACCCCGGCGGGCGTCTTCACATCGCGCGCCGTCAGGCTCATAACCGCACCTCGCGATAGGGCGCGATCCACGGCTCCACCACCGAAAGATCGGCCCCCGCCTCGCCGCGCCCGTCATAGGCCTGCGCGATCAGGTACAGCGCGCACAGCCGCAGAGCCGTCGGCGCCGTCTCATCCATCGTCACGCCCGTCTCGCCCGCCAGCTTCTCCTGCGCCGCCGCGATCAGCATCGCGATCAGCGCATCTTCCGCCGTGTGCGACACGCGCAAAAACACCTTCGCCTCATCCAGCGAAACCGCGTCCGTCATCGAAATGTCCTTAAAATTGGAAAAATGAGAAGAAGGCCGAACGCTTCGAGGGCCGCCCGCCGGGGTGAGGCGAGAAGCATTGGCTGCCGAGCACCGGAGCGCGGACAGACGGCGCTTCGCAGCCCACCCCAGCGGAACCGGCTACGACGCCGCCATCTTCAGCACCTTGATCGCATCGAAATTCTGCACCCCGCCGCCGACGCGCCGGGTGGTGTAGAACAGCACATAGGGCTTGGCCGAGTACGGGTCGCGCAGCACCGAAATCCCGGCGCGGTCAACGATCAGGTATCCCCTGGCGAAATCGCCAAAAGCCACGGGCGTCGCGTTCGCCCCGACATCGGGCATGTCCTCGATCTCCTGCACCGGATAGCCGAGCAACAGCGGCAACTGGCCCGCCGCCTGTGCGGGCTGCCAGATATAGTGGCCTTCGGCGTCCTTGAACTTGCGGATCTTCGCCGCAGTGCGGCGGTTCATCAGGAAGTGCGCGTTCGGGCGATATTGCGCTTTCGGGGCATAGATCAGGTCGATCAGCGCATCGACCGGGGCGGAGGCCGAGAAGTCGCCAGCCGCGCCGGACGCGATATAGCCGATCTGCCCCCAGGCCGCGGTGGCGTCCGCCGCAACCGTATAGTTCAGCAAACCCTTGGGCTTGTTGCCGCCGTCGCCGTTGACGAAAGCCGCCTGCTCCTGCGCCGCGAAGACGTCCTCGATCTCCGAGGCCAGCCAGTCGTCGAGATTGATAAAGGCGTCGTCGAGAATATCCTGCGTCGCCGACGGCGAGGCGTAAAGCTCGCCCGAGGCGAAACTGAGCAGGGACAGGGTGGCCGGATCGGTCTGCGGGCGCGAATCAGTCTCGGCGACCCAACCCGACACCGACGCCACGGTCGAGACCGGCTTCCTGAAGGTGCCGGAACCGATGCTGCGCACCGTGGCCAGCGAGCGGAAGGGCGAAGCCTGCGCCAGACGGCGTTCGATATAGGTTTCGGTTTCCGTGGGGGCCAGCACGCCCGAACCGCTGGCGGACGAAATGCCCGACTTCAATTCGATGCTCAGCCGGCCCGACTTCAGGTAACCCTCCCAAGCGGCCCTGGCCTCGCCGGGTTCCGGCTGGCGCGCATCCATGTCCAGCACCGGGCGCGACTTCTGGCTCATCAGCCGGTTCAGCCGCGTTTCGGCGGCGTCGAGCGCGGTTTCGATGCGGTCCAGCTTGTCATCCAGCAAGCCGTCCGCGCGCTTCGTCTCGATGGCCTCAAGGCGCGCATCATTGGCGGCCTTGAACGCCTCGAAATGGCTGAGCACGTCATGCAGCGCCGCGCGCACCTCCGCAGAGGCCGCGGCCTGTTTCACTTCCTTCATTCCGTTGATCTCCGTTGCTTATATCATACCTCCCCAATTCATTGGGGAGGGAGACCATTGGCAAAGCCAATGGTGGTGGGGTTTCTGACTTGGCTAAGCCGCCACGGCCGCTTCCCAGAACCGCGTGATCCGTGCGCTCGGCAGCATGGGAAAGGTCACGATCGAGATTTCCCACAGCTCGACCGCCGCCAGAACCCGCAATCGTCCGCCATCGGACGGGCGGCTTTTTTCGGTGCGAAAACCGATGCTCAAACCGTCCACGACACCTGTTCGCACCAATGCTCCCGCCATGCGCGCCTCGGGCGAGGCGTCGATGATCCGTCCACGGACAAATAAACCCATGGCGTCCTCGACGATCTCGTCCCAGACGCCGACGGGCGATTTGACCTGATGCTGATACAGCATCCGCACCCCCCTCGCGCCCGTCCGCAACAGGCTGTCGCGAAACGCCCCCGGCACGACGACATCGTCATTGAGGTCGCGCAGGCCGAAACGCGAGGCATAGCCTTCGATATGCAAAATCATCGCCCCTCCAGCTTGTGTTCGATGCGGTCCAGCGCCGCGCGCTGCGCCAGCGCCTGCTCCTCCAGCCGCGCCAGCCGTTCGGCCACGCCCTGCTGCTGTTCCAGCCGCGTCTCCATCATGTCGAGCCGTGCCCCGGCCCGTCCGACCCACAGCAGCACCAGGGCGGTCTGCACGATCACGGTGACCACAACCGAAATAGGCACGATCTGCCACAATGCGGTCATGGCGCGTCTCCTTTCGGCACGTCGTCATGTGGAATGGGCGGCAGCCCGGCCAGGTGCCGTCGTTCGGCATCGGTCAGGAAGCTGGCATTGTTGAGCCGTGTCCACAAAGCGTCACGTTCGGACGCCAGGGCGGGCAGCGCCTCGATGTCGGCCACGATCCTCGCACCCGGAAACTTTGGCGTAAGCCAGGCGCTCAGACTGCGCGTCGTCTTTTCGACCAGGGGCAGCACCGTATTGCGCCAGAAGGCCGCATTGGCCTCCCTGTAGTTCGCATAGGAGTTGTCGCCCGGAATGCCCAGCAATTGCGCGGGGATGCCAAAGGCCAGGGCGATGTCGCGCGCCGCCGCATACCTGCCTTCGATGAAGTCCATGTCGGCGGGCGACAGCGACATGGGCCGCCAGTCCAGCCCGCCTTCCAGCAGCAGCGGCCGCCCGGCGTTCCGCGCCCCGGCATAATCGTCCGACAACTGATCTTTCAGCCGCGCGAACTGGTCATCGGTCAGGCGCTCGGACGCCTTCGCCCCATAAACCAGCGCCCCGGAAGGCCGTGCCGCATTATCCAGCAGCGCCTTGTTCCACGCGCCCGAAGCATTGTGCACATCGATGGAAAACGCCGCCGCCTCCAGCGGCGGGAAGCCGTACCAGTCGTCGAGCGGGTGCCACAGCTTCAGGTGCAGCACCTTCAGCCAGCCCTCGCCATCGCGTCCGATCGTGACCTTGCCGCCGCCCGCCGCATATTCATAGGCGTCCGGCCAGCCGCGCCGGTTCGGGATCGCCTTCATACGGTCGGACCGCAGGCTCCACAGTTCGAACGGCGCATCGTCGCCATCCAGAAAAACCGCCTCGGCATAGGCATTGCCCGCCGTCTGCAACCCCGCATACAGGGCTTCGCGCAGATCCGCGCCGCCTTGCTCCGCATTCGGACGATCCAGCAGGTTCTGCAACGGATGGTCCGGCGCGCGCCGTCCATTGTGCTCGACCCGCAGGAGCACCGAGGCGCACGCCTCAGCGATCATGCGGATGCAGCGGTAGGCGACCGCGTTGCGTCCGAAGCCTTCCGCCGCCAGCGCCGCATAGTTGCGCGGCGTCCAGACCGGCCGCCCGACCAGGTTGAGCGCGGTCAGCATCCCTGCCGCGCTTTGCTTGCGCTCACGGTTAAACCATTTCTTCAACATAAACTTCCTCTCAACCCCACCCAATCTGAAGGCAGGCGCAAGATGTCTCATACCTCCCCATCTCTGATGAGGAGGGGCCGCCGCGCCTCAGGCGCGGGGATGGCGGGTGTCTTCCCTTACAGTCTCCGCAGCCTCGGCCCGGCGCGCCCGTCGAGCAGCAGCGCCGTTAGCGCCCAGACCAGCGCATCGGCCCTGTCCGGGCTTTTGCCGGGCCCTTTCCCTGCGCCACGCCATGCGTCCGACCCCAGCGCCATCAGCTCCTCGTCGAGCGCGTTGAAACACACGTCCGTGTCCGGACAATGGGTGATCCGTCCCTGCTCATAGAGGGCGGCCACCGGTTCGGCGCGCACCCGCTTGCCGTGCCGGGCGTGCACCAGCGTGATCGGCGCCGTGCACCCGGCCTGAACCAGCAGGGTGCGCACCATGTCACCGCCCTGGTTGGATTCGGCGACGATCCGGTGCGCGCCATGGTCCGCGGCGGTTTGCGCCGCCTGCTGTGCCCAGCCCATGGGCGACGCGCCGCTCACCGTGGCGTCCGCCAGCACATAGCCGCGCTGGTCCAGCCGTCCGGCCACGACGATACCGCAGGCGTCGCCCTGACTCGTCGCGGGCGGATCGACCGCCACCACCACCTCGTCGAGGTGCGGCGGACGGGCGCCGTAGCAGCGCGCCAGGTCGTCCGACCGCCACAAGGCATGGCCGCCGTCTTCGACCACCAGCCCTTCCAGCTCCTGCGCCGCCAGCCGCGTGCCGCCATAGAGCCCGCGCAGGGTGTCGAGAAAATCGTCCGACAAACCCGCCAGGTTGGCCTGGGTGCAGGCGCGCGTCACCGCCGTACCCGGCTCCTGCATCAGGTTGCGCAGCGCGGGCGCAGGCTTTGGCGTTGTGGTCAGGCACAGGCGCGGACTCGCGCCCAGCCGCAGCCCCATGCGCAGTTGCGCCAGCGTTTCACCAGGCAATCGCCAGGCACAGAATTCGTCGGCCCAGGCGTAATGGAACTGCGGTCCGCGCAGCGATTCAGGGTCTTCCGCCGAAAAGGCGTAGGCCACCCCGCCGCCCGGCCAGCGCAGTCTGCGGCGCGAAACCTCGTAAGACGGCCGGTTGCCGGGATCGGCGATGGCGCGCAGGCCCGACGGCCCGTCGATCATCACCTCGCGCACATCGTGCAGGGTCGGCGCGACCAGGGCGCAGCGAACACCGGGCCCCATCACGCTTTTGACCCATTCGGCCCCGGCGCGCGTCTTGCCCGCGCCGCGTCCGCCCAGGAACAGCCAGCTATGCCAGTCACCCGGCGGCGGCGTCTGATCGTCACGGACCCAGATCCCCCAGTCCTCGCACATGATCCTGACCGTCGCCTGGTCGTGCAGGTCCAGCCACATCCGCAGCTTTTCGGGAGGCAAGGTAGCGAGCCACCTTATGTTCAAAGACGGCTCGCCAATCTTCCATAGCGGGGGCAGGTCCGGCGGAAATGTTTCCGGGATCGTCATCTGGATCGTCATGATGGGGTTTCGGCATGCCTGTGTCTTTCCGCGTCTCTTGCGGGTAAATGAGATTCAATGTCCGGTGTACGGCCTGCAGGGTTCTGGCGCGCTTGTCGATCGCGGCGAACGCCAGCACCGCTTCGGCGTCGGCCATTTCCGGCCCGATGGCGTCCAGCGCCGTCATCAGCGCGTCGAACTGCCGCCGCAGCACCGCTTCGTGCCGCCGCCGCGCCGCCGCGATGTCCGCCGCCTCTTCATCCTGCCCGGGAGCCGCTTTTCCGTCCATGCACCTAACTTAACCGACCCCCGGCATGGGAGGACGGTTAGCGGTGAAATTTATCTATTTCATTGAAAAATATAAATTTTAAATCACACATGGCGTGGACAAAGACTAATCCTGATGCAGCACCAGCAGAGCCGCCAGTCCCAGGGCCATGCTGACCAGGCCGGTCAGGCTCACAATGAGAATTTCGGCGCCTGGCATGTTCAGTGCTCGCCGCGATAGACGCGATACGACTGATAGCCATTATAGGAATCGCGGCGGAAATGACGGCCCTGATCGCGCTGCCAGTGGCGCTGGGCGTCGCGATAATGAAAATCGCCGTCATTGTCCCAGTAACCTTCGCGCACCGGCCCGTAATAGCCGTCATAGTAGACGTCGTAGCCATCGGCATGGCCATAACCGTGCCGGCCATGGGGATATCCGGCGGGATAGTCGGCGCAGGCCGCCGTGGTCAGCAATCCGGCCGCGCCGGCGATCATCAGAATGGTTTTTGTAACGGCTTTCATGACGCTTCGCCTTCTCATGTGAACACATGCAGCGTGACGTTTTGCGCATAAGATAAAAAGCCGGATCGCGGGTCGCGCCAGCAAAAACGGATAAGGATCAGTCGTCCAACTCTTCGGTATCCGCGTCTTCCGCCTCGAACGGCTCCCAATCGGAACGGTCCTCCAGAAGGTCCCAAGCAACGAAGTCCAGCGCCTCTTCCGGATCGCCCAGAGCCAGTTCGGACAAGGTCTGGCCGCGGACCGACACGCCCGAACGATGCACGCTTTCGCGGTCGCCGGTGATCAGGTGATGCCAGCGCGGTAAAGGCTTGCCCTCATGCAGCCGGCGATAGGCGCACGACAGCGGCATCCACATCAGGCCCTCGATATTGCGCGGCGTCAGCTTGATGCAGTCGGGCACGTATTTTTTACGGTTTTCATAATTCGAGCACGCGCAGGTTTCGGAATCGAACAGCTTGCAATGCACGCGCGTCGGAATGATCTCGGCGGTATCCTCGTCCTCGAAACGCACCAGACAGCACAGCCCACAGCCGTCGCACAGGGATTCCCATTCCTGAGGGTTCATCTGCGCAAGGGTCTTGGTTTCCCAGAAGGGCCGCGTCTCATCACTCATGCGGCGACATATAGGCGCAAGCGCAGGGATTTGCATCCATTTGTTGACCACGAAGCCTCATCGCTGGAAAGCCTCGACCGTCGCGCCTATGACGTACTGATGGAAGAACTTGCCACCGCACGGTAGCAAAGAATAGACGTAATGCGACTATGCACATCATTTGTTCCCGTTCGGTATCATATATGGACCTTTTAACATCTCCATGCTAAAATGCACCTGAACGGGAGCAAATATACCCATGCCGAACACAAAAAGCACAGCCGGGTTAAAAGACGCCCCACACAACGAAAGCCCCTTCGATGAGATTATACGACGTGAAAATCGGCCAGGTCTTGCCGACCGGATCGTCGCTGATATTGCAAAAGCAGAATATGCTCCGACA